TTTATGAAATGCTGTATGATAAGAAGATACCTTCTGCAATGCAGAAACTGGCTAAGAAATATGGTGGTAAGTTTGAAAAAGGAAGTCTGGATTTAGATGATACTTATGGCGCAGGTTTTAAAGAAACAGCTAGAAACCCAAATGTTATGACACCAAAAACGTCTATAGAATTAGCAAAAGCCAATACGATTAAAATTACCCCAGAAATGAGAAAAAAAGTTTTAGAAGAAGGGATTTCAACTTTTTCTGCGGGCGGATCAATTGGTAATTTTCCTTCTCGTTTAGCAAAAATATAATTAATGGATTACTATGGCAATTGAAAGAACAACACCAGCAACACCAATAGAAGGTGAGTTAGAATCAAGCGTTGAAATAGATATTGTTGAGCCTAATGGCGCAATGATGACCGAAGATGGCGGAATGATTATTGATTTTGATCCCGATGCTTTTGATCCAAGCGGTGATTTTTTTGCAAACTTAGCAGAAGAAATGTCTGAAGATGATTTGCAAATGTTAGCATCAGAGCTTGTTGGTCAATATCAAGGCGATAGAGATTCTAGGAATGATTGGGAAGAAACTTATATAAAAGGTTTAGACCAGTTGGGATTGAAGATTGAAGATCGAACTTTACCATGGCCCGGCTCATGCGGTGTGTTTCACCCAATGCTTACAGAAGCTGTTGTACGATTTCAAAGTCAGGCAATTGGAGAAATATTTCCAGCTTCAGGACCAGTAAATACTAAAATATTTGGCAAGGTTACTCCTGAAAAAGAACAGCAATCAAAAAGAGTTCAAGACTATATGAACTATTTGTTGACTGATAGAATGACTGAATACCGAACTGAGACTGAAAAACTTTTGTTTTCATTGCCATTAGCAGGTTCAGCATTTAGAAAAGTTTATTACGATCCAAACATGGACAGACCATGTGCAATCTTTGTTCCTGCTGAAGATTTTATTGTGTCTTATGGTGCAACCGATCTTCAAATGGCAGAACGAGCTACACACATTATGAAAAAGAATGCGAATGATGTGCGTAAATTACAGGTATCAGGCTTTTATAGAGACATTGACTTACCTGATCCATCTCCTGATCCAGATGATATTCGTAAAAAATACGATGAATTAACAGGCGATAGCTCAACTTATGACTTTGATAATCGCTATACGCTGTTAGAAATGATGGTGAACTTAGACCTACAAGGCTTTGAAGATACTGATGATGAAGGAAATGAAACAGGCATTGCACTTCCTTATGTAGTTACCATTGATATTTCAAGCAACAGCATTTTGTCCATTCGCAGAAATTGGTATGAGAAAGACAATAATCGAATGATGCGTCAACACTTTGCACATTATCAATACTTGCCGGGTCTTGGGTTTTATGGATTTGGTTTGGTGCATTTGATTGGTGGATTGGCAAAATCTGCTACTTCACTGTTAAGACAGCTAGTAGATGCAGGAACATTATCAAACTTGCCGGGTGGTCTAAAGTCCAGAGGGCTTAGAATTAAAGGGGATGATACTCCGATTATGCCGGGTGAGTTTAGAGATGTAGATATTCCCGGTGGTGCAATTAGAGACAACATTACATTTCTTCCTTACAAAGAACCATCGGCAACTCTTTATCAGTTGCTAGGAAATATTGTTGAAGAAGGAAGAAGGTTTACGAGTGCATCAGATTTAAATGTCAGCGACATGAACTCAGAAGCTCCAGTTGGAACAACATTAGCAATTCTTGAAAGAAGCATGAAGGTTATGACTGCTATACAATCTAGGCTTCACGCTTCAATGAAACAAGAATTTAATATCTTAGTTAATGTAATTAAAGACTTTACCTCTCCATCTTATCCTTATGAGGTTGATGCAGAGTCTGATATTAAGGCTGAAGATTTTGATGACCGCATTGATGTCCAACCTGTTTCTGATCCAAACTCAGCAACAATGTCTCAAAGAATAATGCAGTATCAAGCAGCACTTCAGTTGGCTCAACAATCGCCACAGATTTATAATTTGCCTGAATTACACAGACAAATGTTAGATACATTAGGCATTAGAGATGCAGACAAGATTGTTCCGCTAGGCGATGATGTAAAAGCTGC